AGATTTATGCGTTTGCTCATGGACGCAACACCTTGGCCGGCCTTGTCGGTAGCGTCAAACTCATCTTTTGGTGAAAACTTTCCTTGCCTCTTCATGACAAAGGAGAGAGTCTCATCATACCAGATCATCTCTTTTGAAATGTCATTGGCCGCTGCAGCATTGCCATTGATTTTCTCTTGCAACGATATAATGTAATCGCGGTAAGCCTCACGAAGCTCCTCTGGTGTGCAGTAGAGCTCACGTTGGAGGCGGTCGAGAGAATGAGGGTTGTCGTAGATGGCCTGACACATACCCTCAAGTAGCTGTGAAGTCATAATCATGGCTTGCGCAGGCTTGACGTGATTGTTCTTTTTCGCATAGCGGCAAATTAATGTGTAAACTGTCGCATAGGCGTCGCCGGATGTCTGGTGGATGACCGGAGCTGCGGGGGCGGCACAATGGCCAACAACTTTGGGCGGGGCCGGTGGCAGGTCGATCATGTCGGCTGAAAAGACCCCCTCCTCAATAGGGCCTAGTGGTAGATGAGGGTAGGCGAAGGTGTCGTCCTGTTGCTTCTCAAAGGGCGTCGAGATAAGGTCGACGGCAGCAGCAAGAGGCACGACTTCTTGATGAACTCGTTGGGTCTCCTGAATGTAGAAGCTGTCGGTGTTAAGCGCACTATCAATTTGAATGACCTTCTTGGCGATTTGATCATTGACAACGCTAATATTAGACATCATGCTGTAGGTGGGCAACATGGTGCCATGTATCTCAAAGTATCTAGTGAGGTATTCAGTGTTGCCGACAAGAACAAGCTGGGAGCGATGCCGAGTAATGGCGGTGTAGATCCATTCAGTACGGTTGATGAGCTGCGATGCAATAGCGTGGTTGTCAATGTAAAAGACGACGGCGTCCTCACGAGACCCTTCATAGGTAGTGATGGTTTGGACGTTGTAGTTGTCCTTGGCCAAGATGGCGCGAGATGCCTCATTGAAAACAATAATGGGAAGATGGGCAACCTCTTTAAGGGTCTTGGCGATGCAAATACTCTTCTCAACAGTAGAGAGAGAAATGATATTATAGTGGAACTTACGGTTGATGATCTCAGCAACGTCCTGGGGTATTTGGTAGACAGTGTTGAGATTATTCTCAACGCCAATGGAAGCAATGTGGGTGAAGTTCTTGCCGTTTGTAAAATCGACGTGTGGTATTTGATAGATGTCGCCCATAATAATGATGCGGACGTCGGGATTAATGTAATGAATGAGGTGGAGATACTCTACTGGTAATTGTGAAATCTCATCAATGACGACGACGCTTGCCTCAGGGAGCTCGTTGAGGGCGACGTGTTGCGTGAGGGAACGCACATGAAACTTGGTGTTATGCTCGCGCGACAATTTCTTAGTCGGCGCAATGTAGAGGGCGTTCGGAAACATTTTGGCGGTGCTAGTGGTCTTGCTGGCTGAAGCGAAGCCGGTGCGAGCAGTGATAGTGTACTCATGGTTCTTAGTGGCTTGAAAGGCAGGTGCGCGATCAGCAAACTTACCGGTAAAGAAAGAAGCGGCAAAGGCTAACATGGCCTGGTG